CAAGCGTGGTGATTACTTTGCGATTGGTGTTGGTGGTGCGGTTACTGGTAAGGGTGCGGATCTTTTGATCATAGATGACCCTCACAGCGAACAGGACGCCCAGCAAGGGCAGTTTAACCCTGAAGTCTATGACAGAGTCTACGAATGGTACACATCAGGCCCACGACAGCGTTTACAGCCCGGAGGGGCTATCATTGTTGTGATGACCAGATGGTCTAAGCGTGACCTGACAGGACAGATCATAAACTCTATGTCCGATAGGGTGGGGGTCGATGAGTGGGAAGTAATTGAGTTCCCTGCCATATTGCCATCTGGGAATGCTCTCTGGCCTGAGTTCTGGTCTCAGAAAGAACTTGAAGCACTGAAAGCAGAACTTCCTGTGTCCAAATGGTCAGCGCAGTATCAACAAAACCCCACGGCGGAAGAGGGTGCGCTTATCAAGCGTGAGTGGTGGCAAGAATGGGAGAGAGACAAGCCCCCACATTGTGAGGCTATCATACAATCTTGGGACACGGCGTTTCTTAAAACACAACGATCAGACTACAGCGCGTGTACAACATGGGGTGTTTTCTACAATGAGGGACAGCCAAACATAATTTTACTTGATGCCTACAAAGAAAAGCTGGAGTTCCCAGAACTGAAACGTGCAGCCTATGACAAGTACATGGAGTTCGAGCCAGATCAGATGATCGTGGAGAAAAAAGCCTCTGGTGCGCCCTTGATATTTGAGCTTAGATCTATGGGTATTCCAGTAACAGAGTTTACACCATCGCGTGGACAGGATAAGATTGCGAGAGTAAATGCAGTAACAGACTTGTTTGCAAGTGGCTCAATATGGTATCCTCCTACCAGATGGGCAGAAGAAGTGATTGAAGAGTGTGCATCATTCCCTTCTGGGGATCATGATGATTTAGTGGACTCGACCACCCAAGCTCTGCTAAGGTTTAGGCAAGGCGGTTGGGTGAGAGCCGAAATGGATGACTGGGATGACGAACCAAAATACCAAAGACCAGTTGAATATTACTAGGAGATAGGTATGGCTATTGAAAAGCAGATGGAACCTTCAGACATAGAGATTGAAGAAACAGATGCTACAGAAGTTGAAGTTGAGATTGTAAATCCTGACGCGATTTCTGTTGAGACAGAAGATGGCGGCATGATCATCGACTTTGAAGGAAGCCTTACTGAACAGATTGTCGGGCCAGAACACGACGCAAACCTAGCAGATTTTATTGAAGAAGCGACCCTACAGGCAATGGCATCAGAGCTTGTAACAGATTTTGATTCTGATCGTGAGTCCCGACGTGATTGGGCAAGGGCTTATGTTAAGGGTTTAGACTTACTGGGTATGAAGATTGAAGAACGTAGCCAGCCTTGGCAGGGGGCATCGGGTGTGTTCCACCCAGTTCTTACAGAAGCGGTTGTTCGCTTTCAGGCACAGGCTATGGGAGAGTTATTCCCTGCGTCTGGCCCTGTAAGAACCAAGATCATGGGCAAACTAACCCCAGAAAAAACAGATCAGGCAGACAGAATCCAGACAGAGATGAACTATCTTCTGACTGAAGAGATGACAGAATACCGTGATGAGACAGAACAGATGTTGTTCAAGCTACCTCTTGCAGGTTCTGCGTTTAAGAAAGTTTACTATGATCCGCTAGAGGATCGCCCTGTGGCTATGTTTGTCCCAGCAGAAGACTTCGTTGCGTCCTATGGTGCATCAGACCTTGCGGCTTGCCCACGGTACACGCACGTAATGAAGAAAACATCTAACGAGATACTAGAGCTACAGGTTGCTGGATTCTACCGTGAGGTAGATCTACCAGATCCAGAGCCAGACTTCTCTGACATTCAAGAAAAATATGACGAGCTTGATGGGGAGCATGCAGTCATAGAGGACGATGATCGCCATACAATCCTAGAGATGCATGTCACCATGAACATGCCAGAAGAGTTTGATGATCCTGATGGTATTGCACGTCCATATGTTATTACCATCGACAAGACTTCCCGTGAGATTTTAGCGATTAGGAGAAACTGGTACGAAGATGATGCAAAGAAAAAGAAACGGTTACACTTCGTCCATTACAAATACCTGCCGGGTCTTGGGTTCTACGGCACAGGGCTTATACATCTCATTGGTGGTTTGGCTAAATCCGCTACGTCAATACTGCGTCAGCTCATTGATGCTGGTACATTATCTAATTTGCCAGCAGGTCTTAAGGCTCGCGGTCTTCGTATCAAGGGCGATGACTCGCCTCTTATGCCGGGCGAGTTCCGCGATGTGGATGTTCCGGGTGGGGCTATCCGTGATTCGATTACGTTTATCCCTTATAAAGAGCCGTCAGGCGTACTCTACTCTCTACTTGGAAACATTGTCGAAGAGGGAAGACGCATTGGCTCAGTTGCGGATATCCAAGTAGGTGACATGAACTCACAGGCACCTGTGGGTACAACGCTTGCTTTGATGGAGCGCAGCATGAAGGTGATGTCTGGTGTGCAAGCCCGTATGCATGCATCCATGAAAAACGAGCTTCGGTTGTTGGCGCGTATCATTCGTGACTACATGCCAGCAGAATACGCCTACGAGATGGATGGAGATTTTAACAGGCAAGAAGACTTTGATGCGCGAGTCGATGTTATACCTGTCTCCGATCCTAATGCTGCGACTATGTCCCAACGTATTATGCAGTATCAGGCGGCGTTGCAGCTTTCTCAACAAGCTCCTCAATTATATGACATGGGGAAGTTGCATCGCCAAATGTTAGAAGTTCTTGGTATTCAGGACGCAAACGATATTATCAAACTACCAGATGATATCAAACCTGCTGACCCTGTGACTGAAAACATGATGCTCTTGAAGCAAGAGCCAGTCAAAGCATTCAAATATCAAGATCATGAAGCACATATCGCTGTGCATATGGCAGCAATGCAAGATCCTAAGATGCGTGAGATGGTGGGTCAGTCACCGTTCGCTCAGGCAATCGGTCAGGCTATGGCTGCACATGTTACCGAACATGTTGCATTCCAGTATCGCCGTGAGATTGAGAAGATGCTTGGTGTCGAGATGCCAAATGAAGATCAGCCGCTACCAGAAGACGTAGAGGTAGAGATCTCAAGATTGGCAAAAGATGCAGCAGAAAAACTTCTACAGAAAGATCAGGCAGAAGCACAACAAGAGCAGATTGCACAACAACAACAAGATCCTGTTGTACAAATGCAACAACAAGAATTGCAGATAAAGCAGCGTGAGCTTGAGCATAAAATCCAGATGGATACGCAGAAGCTACAGCTTGATGCAATGGCAAAAAGTTCAAATGCACAAATTCAGCAAGAACGTATTGCCGCCGAGAACCAACGCGAAGGGGCGCGACTTGGTGTTAAACTAGCCACTGATCTGGATAAATCACAACGTGATGATCAGAGAGAGGGCGCAAAACTGGGGATAGAAATAGCGAAGGAGTTAACAAAGGGAGATGAGTGATATATTCAGTCTTCTGAACAAGAAGATAGAAGAATACGAGGAAGACATTAAAGTTTTTCTCGCATCTGGTCAGGCTGAAGACATGGCAATGTACAATCGTTTGGTGGGAAGAAACGAAGGATTGCAGTTCATAAAGCAAGACTTAGCAGATATCGAAAAGAGATATATTGAAACTTAGAACTTTTTTCGTTATCTTACAAATGGGAGACCTCGTGGATGTCCACGCAAGGTGACTGTGAACCTTAAATCACTGCAAGGAAAAAAATGTATACAGGTAACAAAACAACAGAAGAGAAGGTAGCCTCTAAATTACCAAAGCCACAAGGATACAAGATCCTTATTGGTGTACCCGAAGTCAGCGATAAAACCGAAGGTGGGGTTTTTATGCCAGACGGCCTCAAGGCCGCAGAAGAAACGGCATCAATCATAGGTTTTGTCATGAAGCTAGGCCCAGATGCCTACGCAGATAAAGATAAATTTCCAAATGGGCCGTACTGCCAAGAGGGAGACTTCGTAGTCTTTCGCTCTTACTCAGGCACTCGATTCAAGATTCATGGAAAAGAATTTAGACTTATCAACGATGACACTGTGGAAGCAGTTGTCGATGATCCAAGGGGGTACACAAGAGTATGAACAATCTAGCAGAAGAACAAGAGTTCAAAGAAGAAACAGTGGCTGAAGCCATTGAGTCTGCAAAAGAGTCGGCAGATAAAGATGATAGCGATGATGGCTTTGAGATTGAAGTTGTAGACGATCTTCCGCCAGAACATCAGAACAGACCGCGTCAGGCAAAGGATGCAGATATAGACGAGTCTGTTGATGACAATGATGAAGAGATAAAATCATACAGCGAGAGCGTTCAGAAGCGAATCAAGAAGTTATCTTGGGAGAAACAGGAGAAAGAGCGCCAACGCATTGAGGCTCAAAATCTTCAAGAAGAAGCTCTCAAGTATGCTGAACAAATCAAACAAGAAAACGAAAAGCTTCGCAAAACTTTGGAAGAAGGAGAAGGCGTTCTTGTTAATCAGGCAAAGGGTCGAGTCGCCGCAGAGCTAGAGAAAGCTAGGGCAGAAGCTAAAGCAGCATACGAGATAGGCGATGCTGATGCTATGATCGCTGCAAATGAAAGAGTTGCAAGATTAGCCACTGAGGAAGAGAAGTACAAAAACTACAAGCCTCAACCTCGACCACAGCCAGCTCCACAACCTCAGTATCAGCAGCAAGTTCAGCAACCACGCCAGCCCGATCAACGTGCGTTAGACTGGGCGGCAAAAAATGATTGGTTTGAAAAAGATCCTGAGATGACAGGGTACGCTTATGGACTACATGAGAAACTTGTAAAAAGCGGTATTGATCCAAGAAGCGAACAGTACTACAATGAGATAGACAACGCGGTTCGCCGCGTGTTCCCAGATAAGTTTGATGATGGGCCTATTATTGAGGAATCAGCACCCCAACGTCAGACTGGCAACGTGGTTGCCCCCGCCGCTCGTAGCGGTAAAAAACCACGCAAAGTGCAACTGACCTCAACGCAGGTCGCTCTCGCCAAGCGGCTTGGTCTGTCAAATGAACAATATGCGGCGCAATTAATGAAGGAAATGAAATAATGTCGAACCGAAACTCACGCACTACAGAGACTCGTGAAGAGTCAAAACGCAAGGTGTCATGGCAGAGACCGTCGATGTTACCTGTCCCCGAACCCAAAGAAGGTATTGAATACCGTTGGATTCGCACATCAACTCTTGGACAGACTGACAATACGAATGTTTCTTCCAAATTTCGTGAGGGCTGGACACCTGTTCGTGCAGAAGATCATCCAAACCTTCAAGTTGTGTCTGATATCGATTCTCGATTTACAGACAATATTGAGGTCGGTGGGTTATTGCTATGTCAGAACTCAACCGAAAATATGCAAGCGAGACGCGATGCACAGAATGCTCAGGCTCAAAGTCAGATGCAAGCTGTGGACAACTCTTACTTGCGTAACTCAGACCCTCGTATGCCCGTTCTAAATCCAGAGCGGTCTACGCGATCTTCGTTTGGCAAGTAACCTTTCGGGGGAGCTTGCTTGGTTGAAACTCAAATTGTGAGGAAACAGAGCTATGGCTACTACAGCAGCTCCTTATGGCTTACGTCCTGTACGTCGTGCAGACGGACTGCCATACGCTGGGGCAACAACCCAGTATCTCATCGATCCCGCTGGTGAAGCAACAAACCTATTTTATGGGCAAGCTGTCATCATTGGGGCAGATGGGTATATCGCGCTGGCTACAGGTACAGGTGCAGACCTTACCTCTAACAGCATTTCAGGCACTTCAGGCGTAGGCGCAATTGGCGTTTTCGTAGGTTGTGAATATGTAAACTCTTCAGGTCAACGTGTTCAGGCACAGTACTATCCTTCTGGTACAAACAGTAGCAGTACTGCGATCAAAGCCTATGTGATTGACGATCCAAATGTACTATTTCAAGCGCAGCTTGATGCATCTGGAGCGCAAACAATCATTGGCACGAACACATTCTTTGCAGCAGCACAGTCTACCTCAACTGGTGATACATCAACAGGTAATTCGACTTCTGCATTGGATGCGACTGTACAAACCGCAGCGGCTGCATTCCGCATCGTTGCACATGTTTCTGACGCTAGTGATGCGTATCCAGATGTACTTGTTAAGTTCAATCCGGGCGCTCACCAGATGACGAACAATGTTGGCTTATAAGGAGATTAGATTATGGCTATATCACGCGCCCAGCTCCTTAAAGAGCTATTACCCGGTCTGAATGCTTTATTCGGTCTTGAGTACGATCAGTACGAGAATGAGCATGCAGAGATTTACGAAACTGAAAACTCAGATCGTAGCTTCGAAGAAGAAGTGAAGTTGTCTGGTTTCGCAGCAGCCCCAGTGAAAGCTGAAGGCCAAGCGATTTCTTATGACAATGGTCAAGAACACTTCACTGCTCGTTACAACCATGAAACGGTTGCAATGGGTTTCTCTATCACTGAAGAAGCTATGGAAGATAACCTGTACGACTCATTGTCAGCTCGTTATACAAAAGCCTTAGCTCGCGCTATGGCGTATACGAAGCAGGTTAAAGCAGCATCTTTGTTGAACACAGGTTTTGATACATTCACTTCAGGTGACGGATCATTCTTGTTTGCAACTAACCACCCAACTGTAGAGGGCGGCACAAACGCAAACAAACCTTCAACAAACGCTGACTTGAACGAAACATCTTTAGAGCAAGCTGTTATCGATATTGCTGCGTTCACTGACGAACGCGGTCTATTGATCGCTGCACGTCCTCGTAAGTTGATCGTTCCACCTGCGCTTATGTTCGTTGCAACTCGTTTGCTACAAACAGAGCTGCGTACAGGTACAGCGGATAACGACCTAAACGCATTGCGTTCGAATGGTTCGATCCCAGAAGGCTACCGTGTCAACCACTATCTAACTGACACAGACGCTTTCTTCATCACTACAGATGTTCCAAACGGCATGAAGCACTTTGTGCGTACTGCTATGCAGACATCTATGGACGGTGACTTCGACACAGGTAACGTGCGCTACAAAGCTCGTGAGCGTTACTCATTCGGCGTATCTGATCCATTAGGCATCTACGGTTCACCGGGTGCTTAATTAGTTCAATAGAACTTTTGAGGGGGCGGGTTTACTCGCCCCTTTCTTTTTTTGTAGAATGTGTTATTCTGCGATTGGGGTAACATTAGCCTTGCAGACAGGATTCCGCCCCACCTGACGTTGCACAGACTGCTAGGCGAAACCTTGTGCAAGGGGTACTAATATGGCTTCAACTACATTTTCAGGCCCAGTGACATCTACTGGTGGTTTTATCAGCGGTTCAGATTCTCTGGTTTCTATTACAGCAGACGCAACAATGACCGCTGCTTCAAATGCAGGTCGAACAATGAATCTAAACATAGCATCAGGTGCTACTGTAACTTTACCTGCCGCTTCAGGTACAGGTAACACATATCGCTTCTTTGTTCAGACAACTGTGACTTCTAACAACTACATTATTCAAGTTGCTAACGCCAATGACACAATGTCAGGTGTTGCAGTGGTTGCGAACGATGGGGGTGCTACAGCTTCTATCTTTGAAACAGCAGCAGATAGTGACACAATCACATTGGATGGAACTACAACAGGTGGTATTCTTGGTGGTCATATAGAGATTCAAGATGTTGCATCAAACAAATTCCGTGTTCTTATTAATCAAGCAGCAACAGGATCAGAAGCTACTCCATTCAGTGCAGCCGTTTCATAGGTGATTCATGGGTAAATTAACCGCGATGAAGTCCCGTAAAGGGGTTCGTGCAAGGAATAAAGACGGGACATTGAAAGCCGATGACCCGTCAACTCCTGACGTGAATGAAGCATGGGAAGGTGGCAAGGCTCCTAAAAAGAGTGCTAAGTCAGCAAGTAAAAAGGAATAGAGTATGCGTTCAGATGTACAATCGAAACGTCTAACAGGCACGGGGTCAGCAAGTGTTGGCCCTGCCAGAATAAGACAGATTCAAGTGCTTACAGCTTCTGGCACACCCCGCCTCACTATTACGGATGGCAACGGTGGTTCTACAGTTCTTGATCTGGACTTTAAGGCTTCTGATTCTCACTCAGTAAACATCCCATCTGATGGCATTCGTGTCAGCGACATCTATGTTTCTGCATTTACAAATATCACCGCTATGACGGTGTTCTACAACTGAGGTGATACATGGCTGGTAATGATGTACTATCTGCTTCTTCTGAGACATCAGCAGCTTTAGTTGATCGCAGATGTCGTTTGAGAGGTGTGGTCATAACAACAGACTCTGGCGCTACAGGCAATGTATTATTTTATGATAATGCGTCTGCTGCGTCAGGAACCGTTCTCCTAACCGTACATGAAAAGTCTCAGG